AATAGTAATCTGCACTCTAAGTTTACGTACATTAGTGTATAAAGCAGTCTCATTCTCTAACGTAGTTCTGATAGTACTTGCATTGATAGGATCACCAGTAATACTACTACCAGAAATACTTATTGATGGCCCTGATGTTGTACCACCAAATAATGCAACTCCAATAGAGTTAGCAGCACTATTAGATCCTGCACTAAATGCACTATAGGTTGTACCGTTAACATCTGTGTAAGAAGGGCCTGGTATATTACTGCCCCATACTATACCTGAATTAGCAGTTGCTGTAACATAATCAGCAAAACGATCTATCAGATTTTGTTCTTCAATAGGATTATTTAATGTTGCCATTTATCTCTTCATCCAATCTTTTCATCAGCATTCTAGGAGCACCACAAATATCATCTTCCCAGAGTAATTGATGACAATCTCCTCCACAATATTTATATACCGAGCAACTATAACATCTCGGATCTCTATTTAGTTCTTGCATAATAACTTCACAACGCTTTGGAGATTCTATAACTTCTTTTGCATTAATACTTATATGACTAAAATAGTCTCTTGGTGCAGCATTTGGACATCCTGCTATCGATCCATCTGCATTAATAGTAAATAACTTCTGCTCACAATCTCTACAGAATGTACCGCCTTTAGTAAATCCTGTTTCAAACTTACTATAAACTGTTTCCATAAACTCATTATCAAACCATTCCCGTGCATTATGTTCTTTCATTACTTCATGCATCTCTAAAAAGAAATGCTGAAGTTCTAAATTAGAAGGTGCTACGTTATTATAACGCGCATGGCCATCATGAGTAATTCGTTCTAATGCTAATTCTTGTACCCCAAGACTTTTAACGTATTGTAATAGTGTTAAAGGTCCCATCTTCATAACATCTTGTGTTAATGATACAAAGAGTTTTACTGTATAGCCTCTATCTAATAAAAGTGCAACATTATTTTGAAAAAGAATTCTTTGCTTTTCATTATCAAATCGTATAGCTGGATCCCAAGACGTACCTAAGCGCTTTTTAAGTACAATATCCATAAATTCTAACTTTTCATCAGTTAGTTTATGAACTAGATTACTTGTACATCCATAAGTAGCATCTGGCCATTTATCTTTAGTTAGCTCCCAGAACTTCCACATATCAGATACAGGGGCTAAAAATGGTTCACCTCCATGATATTCAAAATGCGCGGTACTTTCTGGTCTATAATCTTTTACTTGATTAACCCAGTACGCTACTTTCTCTGGATTAAAATAAATTTTACGTCCTTCTTTACCTGATGTATAGCAATGAGAACAATTAAGATTGCAAGTCTCAGTCGTCTTAATATAGAACATCAAATCGTTCTTTAGCATTAATCACCTATAGACAGCATAACTGAATCATAATTATTAGTCGCTGCATGCTCTACATTTGCTGGTATAGTTATAGTCTCATTCGCATTAACTACTATATCTTTACCATCTATTATAAACGTTTTCTTTCCGAACATTACATGTATTATAACATTATATGGGTCGCAGTGCAAGCCAAAACTTGCAGCATTTTGAGGTGCAATGTATAGATGAACAGTTTTTGGTTTGTATTGTGTAAAAACTGACTCTAAACCTTCTACTTTAACTGTCTTCTTATTTTCAGCCAGGTAAAAAGCGATTTGAGTCTTATCTATCTCAAATTCACGTCCATTATTATCTATAATAAAAGCAAAAGACCCCGCTTCACATAATTGCAGTAAAGCAGGGTCTTGCAAAGATTCTATTTTGTCAATCACTTTACACTTTAAGCAAGCACTCTACAAGCTTTTCTTCTTCATTACTATTTGATTCTAATGCAATACCTACCATAGGTCCGGTACTATGTTTACTCGCTGTACCATTTTCAGCAGGATATACAGCCTCACCTTTCATAATAGCACCAACGACTCTTACTGGGACTCGGCCTTTCAGTGCAAGAGCTTGACCCTCTGCAGCTGCATTCATAAGATATGCAGGCTCTAATGATACTACACCTACTGGAATACCATCTGAGTTACACGCTTCTGTCTCACTTGCATCGCTAGATCCAATCATCATAACTGTACCTTCTGCATGCTCAATGTCTGTTGTATATTTCTCAGCCAAGTCAGCGTAGTTAGCTGAAGTTGCTCTACCGTTAAAAGTACCTGTTGTTAATGTATTAGTAGAAGGGTTATATGATAACCCTGCATCCATATTCAAACGTTTGTATGCTGCTGTACCATCATCTACAAATGTTAAATATCTGGTTGCATTTGAACTATCATCACGCTCGACGTAAGGCTCTACTGTAATATTACTTGTACCGTTAAACGATACACCGTTAATCGTTCTCGTAGTTTGCAGTTGAGTAGCAGTAGCAGCATTACCGGAAGTATTTTGCGTACCTGAAGTATTTACTCCTGGTAAGTTAATACTAGCAGATCCGTTAAAAGATACACCACCAATAGTTCTAGCTGTTTGTAATACTGTTGCACTACCTGCATTTCCTGTAACGTTGCCAGTAACATTACCTGTTAGATTACCACTAAATGTTCCATATACAGTACCACCAAAGTATCCATTATTAAATCTCTTTGCAGAGGTACCTAGGTTATATGAGTTATTAGATGACGGGTAGATATCATTACCACCTGGCTCGAGAACAATATCACCATCTGTTTTAATTTGCAAATCGTTCGTATTATGTATACGAATCTGATGCTCAATATTACCTGAGCTATCTTGCCAATGAATACCTGCATTCGCTGTTGCAGTACCTGAATCATTATCTTTTAGAACAACCTGTGGTACTGATGTTAAGATAGTTGCACCAGGCGCTGTAATAGAAGCTCCAAATGTACCAATATTTGCTGGGTTAGCAGTACCGTTAGTCTCTGTTAAAACTAGTGTATTATTAGCAGAGCTAAAGGAGAACGAGCTAATTGGGTTAACACTGGTTGTACTAGCAGAAGTAACGCGACCCTTGTTGTCCACTGTGACAACAGGGACAACTGTAGTATTTCCATAGGTTCCAGCAGTTACACCAGATGTTGCCAATCTAGCTACGGCTAAAGTTCCTGAACTAATATTTGTAGCATTAGTATAATATGAACTATCATTACCATCAAGTACATCTGCATCTAAACCTGATCCAGATCCATCATTACCAGCATGCCAGACTGTAAAGCTATTTGTACTATTTGTAGATGCTTTAAGATTAGTAGTATTACTAGATCTAAGAGTAATAGTACTTGCTGCAGTACTTAATGTGAAATCAGTCGGTGCGCTAATCGTAGCAGTATTAACAGTTGCAATACTTGCTGTGTTAGCATATACTTGCCATCGTTTACCTAATTGACCTAATTGCAGGTTACCGTTAGATGATGGGATAATATTAGAACCGTATAATGCGTTAATAGTAACTGTGTCACTTGTATTTGAACCAAATACTAAATTGCCATTAACAGTAAGATCTTCTGTAGCAAGTGATGTAGCGACATCAACATTAGTTGCATAGACGTAATTCCATCTATTTACTGTATTACCTAATGTTCTGCTACCAGTTGGAATAACGTTAGAGTTAACAGTAGCAACAATTTGCAGAACATCCGTATCTGCATTACCGATTTGTGTATTACCTGTAATAGTTGCTGTATTAGATACTGTTAGATCGACTATTTGTGAATTAGATGTACTAACCGATATACCTGCAGCGAACGAGGTATTACCATTTACAGTTAAATCACCACCTATAGTAGTATTACCAGAAAGAGTTGATAAGCCGCCAATCGAAAGGTTACCGTTTGCTGTTAAACCACCATTCTGAGAAACTGTAAAAGTATTTTGAGTTGAGTTAGCAACAACTAATGTTGCTTCATTTACTACCACGTTACCATATGCATCAATACTGTTTAGGTTTGCTAATCCTGTTGTAGTTACAGTATTAGTAGATACATCTATAAAGTTACCATTCGAAGCGTAAATATTAACAAACTGGTTTGCAGCTGTGCCTACACTATAAGTTACATTCGTGCTAGGACGAATATTCTGTACAAAGACATCTTGTACAGAAGCATTATTCGACACATTTAGTTGACCGGTAATATTTACATTCGCACTTACATTTGCGGTACCAGTAATAGATGTATTTGTAGTGATTGAAAGTGTTCCATTGGTAGTAACATTACCACCACGTAGTCCGGTTCCTACAGCAATAGTCGTAGCACCAAAAATACCATTAATTACTGTATTACCATTTGCACTTGCACCAGAGGCATTAGCACTGACTGTCATTACAGTCGTAGCCATATCTTCAACCATCTGATTCGTACGTACTAACCAGGTAGCAAAGGTATCAGTTGTTGAGCTTACATTCGCGGTGCCATATTTACCTGGATTAGCCATTCGTCGTTCCTACTAATTTTTGTAATAAGTACTTCACTTCTGCTATCTCGCTTCTAACATATTCTAGCTCTTCCTCGAAACAATCTAGACGCGTTACTTTTTGTCTTTGTTGCTTATATGCAAGGAAAGCACTCTTGTTAGTATTTATTAGAGCACCCGAAGAGGTATCTCTAGCAAAATCAATAACTTCTGTTTGTACTTTAGCCATGTCTTACACCGATAGAGCAATTGCACGCATATCACGTAGACGCGGCACTATATTTTTACCTTCTGCTTTCAATATAATTTTGATCGCAAACGTCTTATACGTTTCAAATTTTGAACCAGTATCGTTAAAATAAGTAGTTAAGTATGCGTTTTGCGGATCAGCGAACGCTGATGTCTGCACACTAAACTTCTCTACAGCAGATGAAGTCTTTGTAAATTGCGACGGGCTTGAAAGAGTTAAGCTTGTATTATTCGCAATTGATGCTACTCTACTTACTTGATAGTCTGTAGTAGATGAGGTATTAATAATCTTAATAATATCACCAGCTGCTAGATCAGTACTAAACGTTGTACCTGAACCTGTAACAGTAGCACTATTATTTGCTACATCTACAACACCAGAGATTGCTGTTGCAGCGGGTGTATTTGGCACCTTATACTCATACTCAAAGAAATCATTTCTGTTTAACGAACTACTTCTAAGAGATGCTGGAGTGACCATATCTAATTTAGTCCAGGCTTTATCACTAAAGTTGTCTGGATCTGCAGCATTTAAGAACTTACCATACACTTCTACATCAGTACCTGCAGGTCTGTAAGCAGTAACATATACTTTAAGATCTTCTGCATCTAAGTCGTCTTCTAGTTCTACAATTCGAGAAATATATCTTACTTGAGCATTACCTGCTGCCGCATCTTCACCAGTACTATCATTATTAATTAAATACTCGTAGAAGTTAATACTTGTAGACTGTAGATCAAGTACTGGTGAGACATGCTCATCAGCAGTTGTCATTGTAAGAGTTGCAGTAAAGGTCTTCGCTGAACTATTATTACGAATCTCATTACTCTTACTCATTACAGCTGTTTCAAACTTAGTCAGATAATTGCTGTTATTAAACTTAAAGTTTTGAGTTAGTGTTGTACTAGCTGCACCTGATTGTGCAACATTAGCTGATAATGCCATACTAGTATTTGTAACAGTTGTACGGTAAATCATTGGTTGGAAATAACTCATTACCTTATCGTCAACTGACTGAATAATACAGTTAGCTGTCGATTCAACCCCAATTACTGTATTTCCATTACCAAAACTAAATGTGCTATTAGCTGCTGTACTGCTTTCAATATACAAGTATTGTTTACCTGAATCATAGAAGAATACTTTACCTGTTGGTGAATGTGCATGTCTCGATGTAGTATTACTAAAGGTTGGGAAACCTTTCACTGTTAGAGACGTATTACTTGTAATAGTGTCGATCTCTAGAACATCATGCACTGCGCTGCCAGCTACTTCTGCTTTTAATGTAATATAATCACCAACTGCATAATCAGTCTGGAAAGTAGTACTTGTACCAGTAATTACAGAGTTAGATGAACTAATACTTACGTTACCAGTTAAGTTTGCTGTGTCTTGATAAACATACTCACCAGGTGTAAATCTACCATTAATACTATTTGCAGTAATATATTCGTATGAACCGTTCTGCAATGTGGCTGTTCCAGAACCTGTATTAAATGATGCACGTCGTAATGTAAATTTAAGATCTTCACTCTGAAGTGATTGCCATGCAGAGTTATTAGTAGACTGGAACAGTACACCTACACCCCAGTCATTTCTAACTGTATATGCGCTATTACCTACATCAGTCTGACCAACTTCCGAAGTCCATGCTTTATAATCAGGTGAGTTTGCATCTGGAATTAACGCAATTGCATACTCAGTATTATTTCTTAAGAATACAGGTGATTCAAAAGTTACAGTTGTTGCTGTAGCAGCAGTCTCACTAACATTAATTTGACTTGGTTTTAGATGCACAGAACCAAATGGCATTACTCTGTTTGTCGGATAACCATTGTCAGTAGAAGTTAAATTAACAGTAAGACCTTGAACAGAAGACTTTTCTTTAAAGTATAAGTCAACTTGAGTTACATAGATACCTTCTTGACCATCAGTATAATCATTGTCGATAATAAATGTCTGTGCAAGCGGGTCTCTACGAACTGTAGTCTGACGATCTTTCTCTCTATTCTCAAAGAAAGTATCATCTACACTAAAGCGTGTAATTTCAACATCTCTTGTAGCTACACTTAATCCACCTTTTTCAACTGCATAGTTATATGCATGGAACTGCGCTGTTGCAAACGATGTTGCTGTATCAATAGAATTATATGAACTTACATCTGCAATTTCAAGGTTTCTATCACCAACGAAATAAGTATCAGCTGGTAAGTAGAAGAGACCTAAAAGATTACCTGATGCATCTGATTGCAATGTAGTACCTTTAACTCCAGTCGGTACAATATCAGCTTTTGTAAAGGTAGTTAAAGAATTATTTGCAGTAGCAGGACGTACTAAGCTTGATACACTATCCTGATCAAAATATACATAATGAGTTGTATCTGGACGTAACCCGGTTGCTACAAATGCAACTACTTGCTCGCGCATGTACGGTCTGAAAGAGATATCAGTTACAAAGTCTCCTACTCTCTGTACATTCTCGTTTGCAGTACCTCTAAAGAAGGTGCGAGTTTCTTTTACCTCTGTATTGAATGTGTCAATCCAGTTTTCAGTACCTACGTTACCATTCCAGTTTGTACCATTATGTCTTGTACCTAAAAACTCTTCACTAAGAACTTCTTGTGTAACTTCCTGTAAAGGAACTAATTCATTCAGACGTTCAATTAATGCAAGTACTGGAGCTGCTGTATCAATGTCAATAGTAATTGCATTTTCTGGGTTAATTGATACTTCATAGAAGTTGTCGTAAGAAGGTAAGAGTTGAACTTTACCATCAAACTGCCAGTATTTTTCTGTTAAGTTTCTTACACGAGTTGCATATGGCTGTTTAAGTACCTCGACATTAGTATAACTAAAAGTAATTAAATCGCCTGTCTTTTGTAGACCTGAACCAGAAATATAATCAAGATCAAACTTATTTGACTCGACAGGAGGCATTAACTCTCCTGCACCTTTATCTAATGCAATCCTAAAGTCAGCATCTTGCAAATTAGCAATAGCGAGATCCTGCATTGGATCTACCATAATACCATTCTTAAATCTATCCGCGCCACTAGCACTTGGAATTAACAAATCTTTAGATTGCTTTTCTAGGAAGTTAAGAACTGTATAATATTCTAACTTTTTAATACGTGTATCAATCTGGCCAATATCACGCATTGTGTAACGGCGATTTTGCTTCTTAACTAGACGTACAGCGTAATCATTTCTACCTGCATCAGATGCTTCTTGAACACTTAATGAAGGGTACACAGGTACTGTAATACTAGCAAGAGTCATAGTATTATTAGGATCTTCTGGTGGTGTTGGATTAACATCAGGGATACCAGAAGTTAAAGATAACAGACCATTTGAGTCAAGATGTAGTTTATCAATACGTGGTAGATAAATTAACATATCTGCAGTAAAGTCTTCATCTGGTGCAACGATCTTCTTTGTACCGCTGAATGATTCTGTATTAGCAGGGTTAATTGTAGCAGTAGCTAAAGTATTAGCATAGGCTCCTGTATTTGCGATTACAGGTCTAAAATCAATTGAGTCTCTTAAATCATATGCAGCGCCAGTGACTGGAGATACAAATGTCGGAATATTCTCTGTACGAATTTTATTATCAGGTAATGATGCAGATACATCATCAATAATACTTGTATAAGAATCAACACTGAAGAAACCGAAACCACCACCAGTAGTATCTTCTCTAAATGCTTCAATCTTAACAGATAATTTATCACTAGCACCGATAGTTCTACTTGAACTAGGCTTTAATTTTAAGAAAGACATACCGTAATAGCCGTCTTTTTGACCTTTAACGATCTCAAAATCAGCTTTTACATCAGTACCAGTATTGGCATAAGAACTGCTTTGATAAATTTCTTTAATTTTGTATGCATCTGCTACACCAAGTGCCCATGGACCTGCAGTAGTCGCTGTATTATTAGCAGCGTCAATTTTGACCCATACTGTTTCTAAATTCTTTTGTATAGCAACTGCACTTTCACGCTTTACATTATAATATGCGATTGCATCCATAGACGTTGCAAGAGTCTCACCTAAATTAATAGTCATACCCTGACCGCCAGCTGCAACACTAACTGTAGCGTCGCGCTTTACAATTGGAATAACTGTATTATCCGGGAAATGACGTCTATGAGTTTGAGTAGATGCAGTTGATGTAAAGTTAGTAGCAACTGTCATCGATGCATCAGATTGAATTGCGATAATACGTTTAAATTCACTATTTACTGCAATATAGTCGCCAACATTATAATCATCTAAGAATGTTGTACTTGATCCAGTAACAGCGGCACTTCCAGAGCTAACATTAACTGTACCTGATTTAGCTACAGTATTAGCAGCACTACGAGCGATAACGACAATATCTTCTTCTTGAGCTTCGCTTAATGTCGAGCCTGCAGTATACGGAAAATAATCATTACCGGTGACTGATAGTGTTAAAGTACCACCACTGCTAAATGAAACAGTACTATCAATTGCTCGGTACACATAATTTGTATCATTAGTATTGTTACTATCTCTAAGAGTTTTAATACCTTTATGACCATAAGGAACGATCAAAGTCTTACGGCTTACTTCTTTAAGAACTGCTTTACTGTTCTCTAAGACGATATCTGCAATACCTTTGTTAGTACCATTATAAAAAATACTCTTAACATCACTAAAATTTTTACCAGCATTCATTTGAATATCAGTTAAGAAAACCTTAAACTCTGCATCTGGCGATCCAGCTGGTGTTAAGTTATTACCTGATTCAAAGAGAACTGATACTACTTTTGCTTCACCTATTTTATTACCTGAAGGTGAAGAAGGAACTGTGAATGTTTCATCAGTAACTTCTGTTTGTGCAGTATCATATAAGTCTATTGAAGACAAAGTATCAAATTGAAAATTACCTAAGAATTCTTTTACAAATACATAGTTACCAAAAGCGACGGAAGCAACCTGACTAGTTCTTTCAATAGTCGTATCTGCTTTTGGTAAAGCTGCTCTAATATTATCTGTTACTTCTACTCGATATCCATCAACGTATGCAACTCCAGTACCACTAGTAATATTTAAGTGTGTAGTGTTAGCAGCAATAGCTTCTGAACTAATATTAAACGGTTTAACTACATAATCACCTGACTCTTCATAAGTTCTACGAGCCATCTGACGACCAATTTCAGCATACTGAGTTTGGTTACGAATTCTAACCGGCTTGCCTTGTACAAAATCGACTAATGAGAAGAAGTTATTAGCACCAACTGCAGTAGATGTAGTCTGTGCGGTTAAAGTAGGAGTTAATTTTAAACGGAAAGCACCAGGTGCATTAGCATTATTGAACCCTTGAGCATTATCTAACAAGGTCGAATCTACTGCGTTATTAACAATCGTCTCAGTAGTTGTAAAACCTATTGAAATATTATTAGGAGTAATATTATATTTACTAACAATAATCTCTTGAGATTCTACTCTTACAAAATGACCTTTTTGGTAAATAATACCGTCGTTAACCTTAAAAGCATAACCTCTACCAGTAGGTGCACTAAAGGAACTATTTGCTACTGTTACTTGTGCAATAAGATTTGAAGTATTAGCAAGACTTACAACATCCAAAGTTTGACCGTTTGCAAATTCTTTCTCACCACCCGTACCAGTGTTGATATATTTTACGTATAAAGTATGAAGGTCGGGTGTTTGTGATTCAAGACCGGCAACCTGATTAACTACTTGCGCTTGTAGATTAGCGGTAGTTTTAAGAATATTATTAGCATACGTAGCAACGTTAACTGGTTGACCATCTACTTGAAGATCATTTAGTTTGATATAATAATATTTGTCATCAAAAGTAAAAGCACAACCTTTAATAATTGTACCTTCTTGCAGAATATTATCACCAAAACGCTCAATCTGGTTTTGGAGAATAGTTTGCAGCTGTGTTAATTCTCGTGCTTGTACTGCGACAGCGGGACGGAACAAGATTTTATGGAAGTTTTTTTCTTCGTTATAATCGTCAAAAAATGGCGATACATTAAGATCTGTTTCGATGGGCATCTCTGTTCCTCAATTAAAACTCAATGATAAGCTTTACTGTTTCTGATTGGTTATTTGCTCGTGAAATTGGCTGTAGATTTTCTAAGTAAATTAACTCACCACAACCTTTCACTAAATCTGGTCCGGTATATGTTTCTAGTTTACCAACAGCTGCAGATGTTTGACCAGTAATAGTTCTCACAACCCCGAGCGCTGAATCAGAAAGTTCAAAATTACCTTTTTTATTCGTTAAGAAGACTGTTGTACTGTTGGCTGCGTGAATAAAAGCATTTGCTTCTGTTGCAAGACCTTCATTCTGTTTAACTTCTTCATCTTCTATAAACCCTAAGCCATTAGTACCTGAGTCTGTAAGTGTTATCGTATATTTATAACGCTGATCAAACGTTGTAGTTATTTGAGAAGTAATAGCAGCGACATTAGCAGTAGCGTTAGAAGTAGCACCAGTTAATTCTTCACCAGTAACAAAAAAGCCGAAGGTATTTGCTAGACTAATACTTGAACTATTTGCTGCAGTTACTATACCATTAGCACCGGATGTGCCAGCAGTAACAACTTCTTCATCTTGGAATGTGCCGCTAAGAGTATCAATAGATAACACAACTTCTGAAAATAGTGGATCTTTAATTACAGTAATCTGCCTGTAATCATTATCAGTAGGAATAGTTCCAGTTTCGTTATTTGCAAACGTAACACTTATACCTACTTTATCAGCACCTAATTCATTAATGACATTATTACCATGTCCGTGCTGTGGACTAATAATAGCTCTTGCTGTTGCTGTATTAGCTAAAATAGCACTGTTACTTGCAACATTGATTGTTCCTGTGTTACCAGTAATAGTTGCAGTCGCAAACGTATAACCGCTACCTCTCGTTACAATTTGTACGTTAGCAATTGTATTTGCGGCTGTATTGACTAGAGCTCTAGCAGTTGCAGATAAGCCATCACCTGTTATTTCAACATAAGGGCTAATCTCATAAGTTGATGTTGTATCTGGTAGAGTAGTAAATGCAGTATCAATAACTAGCCTCTTTGATGATGCAACATAATCTGTGATTTTTCTTAACTGTCCTGCGCCTGTACCTGTCTTAATATACAATGACGAGTCTTTATAGAAATCATTGTTTGATGCGAGTGTACCAGAGCTAGTAATTTCAAAGATTCGAGTATTACCACCTACTGCAGAAACACTAATGGTACCATTAGCATAGGAATTGTAATTACTACCACCAGCTGTTACTATGACTACATCAATTGCTCCCGATACAGCGTTACCTGATACATTTGCATTAGGAATAACGGGTATGTTATTAGATGTTGCAAATTTAGACCAATCTGCAGAGGAAATCGAATACATATATTTCCATTGATAACCATCAGTGCTTTTAATATAGATATCATCATCAGCAGCAGTTTCACTTAATAAAGGCTGGGCAGTAGAAGGTTGACCTTCACTATTATACAGACATTTAAAAACATGATAACTACCTGATTCAGGAGATACAACGAAGTAATTATTACTAGATAAATTTGAGTCCTGATCGTCATACATCGCATAGACTGTATTAGCAGTCCAATCATAACGCGATGTCATATGCTTTACATCATTACTAGTAATTTGCTTACCAAAAATGAAGTTTTCGTAAGGCTCATAGTAAGTTGCTTGTACGTTGTTATTTACAGCAGGAGGGCTGGTATCATCAGCAAACTCTGTGTGCTTACCTACTACCATGTAGTAAATATTATTAGCAGCTTCTGAGATTGACTCAATAAACTGTGCAGCACTATGCGTTTGAAAATTTTTCGTAATACGTTTTGTCATCTTTAACTCGTTGTAACTGAGCTTTCATTTACTTGCAACTGTAGCGCAGTAATAGTAGCTTCTCTAACTACTTCACCAAACAACTCAGTCCCTGCAACATGGAATATGTTCTTTAATAGCTTTGAATATTTATCTATTGACAAACCACTCTTAATTACGTATGAATAATCTTGATAAAAAGAATTATCGTGAATTTTCTGAGATGAATTTAAGAAGCTCTTTTCATTTTGCCAGAACCCTTCTGCTATACCCTGGCGCGCTACACCAGTAGTACCAGTAATGACAAAGCTATTATTACTTGTAGTTAAAGTAACTGCTGTATTATTTTCGTATCCATACCCAGAATCAAGTACTTGTACTTGAGTAGCGATACCAGAAGCAGCTCTAACTGTAGCAGAAACATTAGCATTAAATCCACTAGGCTTTGAATTAGTATCAGAAGTAATTGAAATAACATTAGCAGTAGCATTAGAGGTACTACCTCTAATAGCAGTACTTGTATCAAAGCTCGTTGCAAATGTTATTCTTTTTAATGTTACTTCACTAGTATTTGCTGAACGTACAATACCTTTAGCATCAGTATCTACATTATTAGCAGTTGCCAGAGTCACATTGGCTGTAGCTCCTGATACAAATGCAGAAATACTATCTGTATTAGTAAATGTACCTCTAACATCAATTACTGTTAGATTTGTACTATTAGATGCATATACTGTACCGTTTGCACTACTAGATGTTTGAATTATACCTTCACCATCAGTAAATGAGCCTGTAATATCTGCAATATCTAAAACAACACTACTAGTACTTAATGTCTGTGTAAGAGTTTCACCGATAGCGAAAGATCCAGATAGATTATTAATAGTTAAAACCTGATCCTGTCTATTGAAACCTGCAATCTCTGGCATTCTTATTGATACAAACGGGTCTGTATTATATCCTGCACCCGGGTTGATACCTGCAATACTTGAAATAGTACCTATAGTAAATGTATTACTAGTTAGCGCAACATCAAGCACATCATTTATATCTGCAGATGGATCTTTTGGAAACCCGAAACCTGTAGTATTAGAATTAGATGCGTTTAATAATAAACTTAAGAACGGTACACCTCCAGTATTATTCGCACCTAACAAATCTGTATACAGTGAAACTGTTTCTTCGTTTTCTAGAGAACCAACCGAGAATGTTGCATTTGCGCCAGTAGCAATACTTAAGACATTAGCAGTCGCGCTACTATCACTACCAGTAACATACGCACCATTAGCATAGAAAGCTCCAGTATTACCATGGATACCTATACTTTGTGTATTTAACCCAATACCATTAGCCGTAATTGTTGTATTCGTTACTGTATCAATAGTTGCATTAACACTAGCATTACCATTAATTTGAAGTTCAGGTGCACTACTAAAATCACCACTTAAAGTTGAAACTACAAAACTATTACCGCTTCCTGCAACAATATAACCATTAGCAATTGCAGTACTAGTACTATTTGCACCAACAACAATATCATTTATATTAAATGTGCCGTTAACACCAATAAGATTAATGTCGTTTAAAGGTTGTGTAATAGTTTCAAACTGCTCAAACGTTCCAGATATGTTTGTTAGATTAAGCACACCAGTTGATACTTTAACTTCTGTATCATTCGTAAGCGTAAAACCAAAACCACCATCTTCTAATTGAAAATTAACTCGACCAGTACCATCAGTAATTGCGGTTACACGAGCTTTACCTTGTTTACCTCGCGCACCAATAATATCAAAAACGTCTCCTACTTCATTATCTTGACCACCGTCAGTAACGGTTACTGTTGTTAGAGATCCAATAATGATCGGAGCATTTAAGAGTGATCCATCATCAGTAACCAACTCACCTGTTTGAAAATTGCCTCTAACGTTACTTAAGAACAATTGGTTAATTTGCTTACCATCTACGACCTTACGTGCAATTGATTCAACGAAGGCTTTTGCTCCAGAAGTTGATCCTGTAATCTCTTTACTAATAAAAGTTGCCGCTCTTGCATTATTTTCAATCTCTAGATAAATCGGCTCAAAAAAATCACCATCAGATGGCTTTAAGATTGATTCACTAGGAAAATCAACTTCAATATCTTCGCCATAAATTAATTGAAACAACAGTTCGTATGATCGCCGAGAACCCTTTGCTTTATATAAATCGAATGCATGCTTAACTAAAAAGCGCTGATCAGATACTGCAGAAAACTGAATACCATTTAAGAACTTACTTTTGAAGTACTTTACATATTCATCTACTGTATTATCAATATCACGCTTCGCAAATAAATTACGTGTTTCGTGAATAGCCTTACCATCTTGCTCAAGATACTCAAAGTATGCTTTCACAAATTGAATAAACAGTTCCCCTTCTTCTTGATAAATGGCAGGAAACTGCGTTCTAATAAATGGTGAGATATATTCGTCAGTTAAATGCATTATTCACGTGCCTGCGCAATAGTTAAAGTCGCATCAGCAGACTCTAATCTAAGAATCGTATTAAGTTTAGCTGCTATTTCTTGCTCATATGGTCTTGCATAAACCTTAATACCAGAACCAGTATATGCTGCAATAACTGCTGCTTTAATAGTTACTTTACCGGTATTGTAGTCTACTGTGCCTACATCAGGATCTAATACACTAAATGCATCGCCTACCGATGTCACAATTTGTAGTAACCCATCACCATTATCAATAAAGAATCCAGGCGAAGATCCAAATGTAAATGCTTCAGATTGAATCGCAGCGACGTATGTCGATACTCTAGTAGTTGTATTTAATTTAGGACCTTGCTTTAATTTGTTCTGATAGTTTAGAACTGCATCAGTAGCTGTGTTTAACGTCGGAATAAAGTTTTTATAAATTCTTACATTAGTTTCATTAGATAAAATACTGCTGTCCGCATCATCAATTGCGCTAACAAGTTTACTATAACGTAATGTCTTCTCAAAATCCTGTAAAGTATTATTAGCAAAAGTCTCAATAGAACTTAAGACCGAAGATTTAATATCAGAAGGAGTTGCATTAGTACTATTTACATTATAATGTATATGCGATGAAACTTCAATATAAGAAAACTCAGGATCAATAATAACTGATTCAATAGAAACAGGAGTACGTTGATCGATAAATTCTTTGTATTGTTGCTTAGTAATATTAGGAATACCATCAGCATTTTCTAAGTCAACTGATACAACAACTCTTCCATACTGAGGTGGGTCTTGATCTTCACCCCCGAATACTGTTATTGCTTCGATTTCTGGAAATCTTTGCTGTAGTAGAATCTTATAATCGTTTTTAGTTACAGCTCTTTCTTGTACCTGCACATTACGAGGAGCATTAAACTTGATATCTGCAATAGATTCAGGCGCTGCTCCACCTCTAGCTCTCGATACTGTAGTAATAGCTACGTTGCTATAACCTTGAATAGAACTTGCACTACTAAAAGCTGATGCTTGGTTAGACTCTTCTCTATTACAAACTTGATAATAAACTTCAACTAAATTACCGCTTACTGGGCGTTTACCTGCAATATCATTACCAAATACTACTTCATATTTTTCTTTTTCAGCTGGCTGTAAAAAGAAGATAGCAGAATTTGCTCCTAAACCGAATAGAGAGGTTGCATAAGAATACGTAGTATTAGTAATAGATGTATTAGATTCTCTTACTTTAACCGTGATAGATCTAGTATCAATATCTTTATTAGATAATACAAATCTTTGTGATGTATTAGAGGTAACTGCAAAAAATTCTTCAATAGCGTCACCTTCTCTAATAATAATATTATTTGCAATATAGTCGCCATTAACATCTGCAGTAATAATATGACTTTCTGTCGTAGCAAAAGTATATGTGTTACTTTCAACTACTGTAGTAAACTCAGTACCTTTAGGGATATTAATACTTGCAGGGGTATCTGATGGTGTAATCTCTATATTAATGGTTGCTTCTGCACCTCTACTGGAACGAGGTAAATAGTTCAATTCTTTTGCATGAGAAATAATACTATCTCTAATTAGAGCAGTATCTAAAAACATCTCAGATGCAAGCATGTTGAGATAAAAATTATTGTAATATGTATTGTATGCTAGAACATCTAATAATACGTTAAGATTGGAGCCAGCAAAATCATAATCCTGAAATTGCGCTTGACCTTCAAGAAATGTCTTGAGGTTAGTCTTAACTGTATCAAAGTCTAGTTCAGCAATAGCAATACCAGAATTAGCTGCCATTATCTTACCCTATCTAAAACGAAGTTTACTTGTGTAGCCTCTTCACTATTTATGGTATGAAAAATCACTGCTACAGCATATTGATTACGATCTAAGTCCCCACTCACTAAGACGTCAATTAATTGACATCGTGGTTCAAAACGCTCAATGGTATTATAAATTCTAGTTTTTAAAGCGGTCTCTGTTTGAGGGCTAATATTTTCAAATAGTAAAGCTCTAATATTACCACCAATATCAGGCTGCATCAATCGCTCTTCTTTATCTGTAAGTAACAGGTTCTTAATACTTTGTCTAATACTATCTTCATTCTTACGAGTAGTAAGATCTTGAGTAATTGGATGAACACTAAACAGATTAGGAATATCTGAAAAGACAACTCTTTCTGCATTTATTTGTCTTGCTGTTTTAATTGCCATTTTTAACCTGCGAATACATTAGATGAACCGGCTGCAACACTAGTACAACCTGAGATAGCATCACCTACTCTACCTGCACCTTTACCATTTACAAATACAGTTGTTGAGCCAACTGCAATAGGAGCCGAGTGTCCTGGACAAGGAGCAGGTGGTAGTAAATGACCAGTATTATTATCGCCTTGACGCGACCAGCCTATACCATTTACAAATACAGTCGTTGAACCAACAGCTCGAGTCATTCCGGAACAATGCGGTACATCGGCATCACCTATTCTAGTTGCTGCTGGCATGTTCTCTCTCTATCAATTCTTGTAGTTTCGAATTCCAACTTTCAATTTCTTCATGCTGTTCTTCAGTATGTGGTTCTTCTGGTATTTCCGGTAAGAACTTTATTACATGTTGTATTTTATCAGGAATACTTTCAAACTCAGTAAAAGTATGCAATTCGTTATTAATCATTATTATAAATTCGTGTGCCATAATATTTATCACGGAGTCCAGAACTTTAAGTTCGGCTCTCTTTCTAAGAAATTAATTGCGTTCGCAGGTGCTGAATTACTTGGTTTAAGACCTTCAAGGAGGGCTATATCAGCTTCTAAATCGCCTATAGCTGGTAACACAGTCCTATCTGTGTCTTTATCAAGCTCTATATCGCTAATAATCTGGTCATATTCGCTTTGTAAATCTAGTAATTCGCCATAAAGTCTTGTGCTTTCTTTCTTCATTTCAGTGACTTGGCTACGCGCTTTCTGAAGTGCCTCGCTGCCTTGTGGGTATTTGTCTTTATTACTATCTAGATAAGCTTCATATTCTTTTACTTTCTTATTATTATCTGCGATAGCTTTTTCTTTAGCGGCAATTTCACTGCGAATACCAGCAGTAATTTGAATTTTTGTTAACTCTACATCTCCAGATGTTGATTTTGCGTTCTTTGCAAGATCTAAATATCTACGATAAGCTGCAAGCCTTGTTTTCTTCGTCCACCACCAGCGAGCATAATATCGTTCAGAAGCTTGTTCTTCATTTATAGTGCCAGCAGGATCGTAATAATCAACCGGATAAAGTTTACCTGCCTGAACATTCCGTGATACATCCCATGTTACTGTTTTTTCCAACAACTCATCTTTATGAAAGACCAGAGTATTTTTTAATTGCACAACTGGAGGATTTTTAACAGCAGGTTCGCTCTGAACAGTTACTTTTTCTAGTTCTAGTTTAGTTTGAGTTGATCCAACATCAGCTGAATTGCCGTTATCTGTAGCAAATGAGCTTATTACTTGCCCTTTACCTCTAGGAAGTTCGTTAGGTTCAATTTTGATTGCATCTTTATTAGGTGGGGTAACTGCTACCCCTTTTTGCGTTGACTCACCTTTATCATTAATCTCTATGTTAGGTACATCTTTACAAGGATCAAAACTGCCTGAAAACATTTTATCTACAATAGCGTTAATATCAACACCTGGCGCATTACCATATTTTGCGGCTAGCGCAGCGGCCGCCGCCACAAATGCTACGGGATTATCTCGTAGTGCAAACAAGGCAGCTGCTTCTACGATTAAAGTAGTGTTAGTCTCAGGTAGATCTGGTATAAGCCCGTCGACTGCTTCATTGAGACCGCTAACTGCATCATTAATAGCACCCTCAATCTCATCGATCGCAGCTGCAATACCTTCATTAATATCAGAAATTGCATCATCAATAGCAGATGTAATTTCATCGACTGCTTTATTAATGTCGTCTAAAAGTTGATTTGATCCGCAAGTTGCCATTGTTAATCTCAGCTATTCAAGTTAATGTGGAACGTTGGTGTGTTACTGTCTATATTAACATGGGCGTTTGACACCATTTCAGTATTAGCACCTGATAGAATAGTAACTGTACCGTTAGCATTTACCTTTAAATTACTTTGAGTAGAAACAGTAAATTGCCCTTTAACACCTATACTCGCTGTGTTAGACGCTGCTATGTTTAATTTGCCAAATGTTGTTACAGTATGATTATTTACAGTAACAATACTTCTCTTACCTCTTGTTAATTCTATACTACTTTGTTTAATCGTTTGCCTATTAGATTTACCAATGTCGAGATAATTATGACCTTTAATATTAACTGTCTGATTATTACTTACAGTTATAACATTATTACCGTTAATCTGAGCACCGTTATCAGTTACTATTTCAGTTAACTGACTGCCACCTACTTTAACAAATTTATCTTTATGAACAGTTTCGTACTTATTACCTTCAACTTCAAGATAATGATCACCTTTAACTAAAGTTTTCATATCGCCATGCACTGTAAGATTGCAAGTTCCTCTAATAAAAACATTCTTACTATCAGCTACTATCTCGTAGTCATCGCTAACAATTTTAGTTACCCTATCACCTGAAGGCTGAATTTCTTGAAATGTGCCTTTAGTATGATACCAGTGGATACGTTCAGAGTTTTTAGTATCATCTATTTCAAATATATGACCTGATTCAGTTTCATGTACTTTATTGTAAGGATAAGTACTACCTCTTACATTGAGCGGATATTTACCTTCTTCTTGCCCTCCATATCGAGGATTAGGTTCAAACCAAGGTGTTTGAGTCTTTTTTGCTTCTGGTATTGGGGCAAAGCCTTCGTTCATATTCGGAGCTTTTGCAGTTTCGATACCAATCACATTATTAGCACTATCACGGTCTAACTTCTGCTTACCATCACGTTTACTAAGAAGCGTATGATGAGATTCAGCGCTCTCTCTAGCTAGTGAAGTTACATCATTTCCTAAACGATTTGCTCTTGGAAATAAACCTGATACATCTTGAAATCCTTCATCTGGACTTAAATCAGAACCTTGATTAGCAGCATGAACAGTACCTAGGACTAAGGGCTGTTGGAATTCATCACCATCTAAAAACGTACCTATTACCCATGCACCAGGTACAATACCTGTAGGAGTCGTACCTATACCACTAGTTGAAGCACTAGTAGGGGGCATCAACTGTACAGCCCATGGTAGGTCATCAGTAGACAACAACTTAAGACTTTTCGGATGGACACCAATCCATCTAACCTTTAAGCGGCCGAGTTGAAGTGGGTCATTTCTTGATTCTACGACACCCCAATATAAATTATTCATGATAAAATTCCTTTGTATATCCATGACGAGCAATGTTACAGCTAATTTGATACTGTTGAGTTGTAAACGAATGTGTTACATCAGTCACTACATATTCACCACTAATTTGCTCATCTTCCATTCTCTCTTTACCATCAGAGGACACTCTAGGATAACTTAGCTCAATGACTTTACCAGCATTAATCTTAAAGTTACCTCTTGCTGTAAATGATGCACTAATATTACCAAAAAAACTAATAGAAGCCATTTTATCACCGATTTGATATCCAAGACCTCTATCAATGTGATTTTGATAAATGACATAAGTGGTAGGATTAAATTTATGTCCATCAATAAATTTAGAAGTATGTATACCAGGTGTATAAGATGGTTTTTTCGTTAGTTTTTTTAATCGATCTAGTTGACCTTCATAATTAGTTTCTATATCAATAATACGTTTCTTGTGATAATCAGCTACTCTCGCAACTCTATTAAAGACACTCTCGTTTACATATTTTGTACTATTAGCTCGATCAGTTAAATGAAACGATTTGATTTGAAGAACTTTACTATCTACATCAAAATTCTGGTTTGCTGCTACATTAATATTGTAAGCATATGTTGCTATTGGTTCTTTTTCCGTCATATCAAATAGACTTTCAAAATGAAACCCTTCAGTATTTTTGTAGAACATATACTGTTGAAACGGGTTTTTCGAGCTAGCTGCATATTTAGATAATAATCCAATAGTTCCAAACGGTGATAATCCAGGTATAGTTACTTCTTGTGTACGGTCTGTTTCACTTTTGGTAATTAATTCTTGACCGAGATAACCTAAAGCACTTTCTACACCGTCTGAAATATTACCAGTAAACTTTGCATCAATAGAGATTAATTCATTTAATTTGCTCTCTTGTGAAAACCCAACTAAGGTGTATCCCATAATAACACCTTTAGTGTCTCTATCAACACCTTGTATCGAAACTATATCAAAGGTTAACCTGATTGGATCTTCTTCTGTATCAGTAATACTAACAAATTCTATATCTAAAGTTTCTTCCCCTAAAATTGGAAATGTACCTAAAAGATCAACTGCGTCAGCTATATCAATTGCAATTGCTAAAGAATTTGAATAGATACTTTCTGTCAAATCAACACCAGTAAATAATCCCATAAGAGATTCACTCTTACCATCTGCATTAAACAGAATAATTTGAGATATAGTTAACTGACCAGACTGCGCTGCTGGAGTACTACGCGCCATGTTTAATCACCGTTCAAAATGCGTTTTAAATCTGAGCGAGCTAGAGTCTTAAATGACTTATCGATTAAGAATATACTACGTCTAGATTCATTTAACTCAGTAGCTTCATCATATGCTGTAACTGCGGAGTAATTAGCATGACCACCACTCATAAGAGCATACGTATCAGGAGTAATAGTTAAATCTTTGGTATTATGTTTATAGTGTATTATTGTACTTTGAGATGCTGCTAGCCCACCATATTTCTTTTTCATAAATTCTTGAAACTGAAAGGTTGTTAAAGGCCACTCATAATACGGATCAATAATCTGATTCGAAAGTAAAACTAGCCAATCATACTTTGGGTCATCATAGTAAAAATTTGCAACCATGTCAGGTCGTTCACCTTCTTCTACTGTATAAGGTAGAAAAATAGTAGCATTATTTTTAACTGTATCTAGAATTTTGACACGTGTTAAAATATTAACAACTTCTTGGTTGTTATAGTTTATTTTTGGGAAACGTCTAAAGTACATTACGGATAAAACTCCCCGGCTCCGCCTCCTCCGCCTTGACTATAATCTAACGTGTAGCCAAGAAAGTCTTCTGAGGTGATAATTTCAGTTTCTTGTAATTGAATAGTGCATTCGACTGCTACAGGAGCTCCTGTACCTTTATGGAATGATGGTACTCCATCAGGGGTATGATTTATTGTAAATCCTGTAATAACACTTCGTTTAATTGGTAGCATATCTGTTTGCGTACCAATAATCATAACTTCTACTTCATCAGGATACTGTAATAAGGCGTCACCTCCATCTTTACCAAAGGATGGATGCATACGCCGTCTAAATTCATCTGTAACATTAAACAGAGTTTTTGATTCAGCATCATTACGGGGTGCAAATTTCCATGTAAATGTATGAGTACGCAACGGTACGTTATCGAGAAGAGTAGCAAGATGTGGATTTAATGTATTACCAGTTAATAAATCAACAGCGCCAGCTGCACCTGGTACTATACTAGCTACATTACGCAAAGCTAGCCTAGCAGCAGTATTAAGATTATTACTATCTAGAACAAAATCTTTAGCACTTTGTGATAAGCCTCGTTCGGCTAGTTTAC